CAAATTTAGATGAGACTATGGATTTAGAGGAAATCGATGAAATGGATGTTGACACAGAAGATGTAATTAACGCTATTTTTAATAAAGACGGTGATGCTTCAGATATCAAAGTAGAGCAAGATGAGGAAGTTATGTATGAAATCGAATTCGATGAAGAAGACGAAGACGACATCACAGAACAAGAAGATGATGACGACATCACAGAACAAGATGATGATGACGACATCACAGAACAAGATGATGATGATGATGACATGATGGGAGAAGAGGAAGAAGAAGATTTGGACGAATCTTACAACCCAAGAAGAGCTGTTAGAGAAGCAAAATCAACAATCAAACCTAAAGGTGTTGGAATTGGAAATGGACCAGGTAAAACTGAAATTAAAAAAGTGGCTGGAGGATTCAATGAAAAAAGAAAACAAGGTCCTAAATCAGTGGGTACTGGTAAAGCAAAATTCGAATACAAGGAAGGCGAAAATATGGAAGGAAAATCCAAAGTTGTAAAGACAGAAACAAAAGAAGGTGATTACGGAATGAACAAGGGTGATAAATCTAAAACTTTTAAAGGTGATAAAGATTACACTACTAAAAAAGGTGACACATTAAAAACAAAGGCTTTCGCAAAGGAAGAAACTAAAGAGGCTGCTAGAACTTATGGATTTGGTTCCAAAGAAGGTAGAGGATTGAGAAAGGCCATTACACCTAACAGAAACTTTGTTTATGGTAAAAATGGTGTTAGAACAGAATCTACTCAAGAAGAAGTTAATATGTTGAGAGAAAAGAATGAAGAGTATAGAAAAGCGTTAAATGTTTTCAGAGAAAAACTTAACGAAGTTGCTATCTTCAACTCAAACTTAGCTTATGCAACTAGATTGTTCACTGAACATTCGACAACTAAAAAAGAGAAAATTAATATCTTAAGAAGATTTGACGACGTTGAAACTTTAAAAGAATCAAAATCTCTTTATAGGTCAATTAAAGATGAATTATCTAAAACTGAAACAAAATCAATGAATGAGTCAGTTGGAATAAAATTAAACAAACAAGTTTCAACAGGTTCTTCAACCACACTAATTGAATCAAAAACTTATGAGAATCCTCAATTCATGAGAATGAAAGATTTGATGAGTAAATTAGGGTAAAAATAAATTAATAAAAAAACAAAATACAATTTTAAAATGGGAGCATTATTAGAATCAGGTCTTGTTGGTAACATCGGGTTAAAACACCTTAAAGTTATCAAAGAAGATACAATCAACAAATGGGACAAATTAGGATTCTTAGAGGGTCTTAAAGGTCACATGAGAGAAAACGTTGCACAACTTTATGAAAACCAAGCATCGTATTTAATTAACGAAGCATCATCTACTTCTGATACAGGAGCATTTGAAACAGTGGTTTTCCCAATCGTTAGACGTGTATTCTCTAAATTATTAGCGAACGACATCGTTTCTGTACAAGCTATGAACTTACCAATTGGTAAATTATTCTACTTCGTACCTAACATTCAGGCTTACCAACCAGGTACTTCTGAGCACTACGCACCTTATGGTTCACCGAACCAAGCTGCTGGTCAAACTCCAAACAGTGGTTATGACTATAACAACACTAAAGACCTTTACGATAGATTCTACGAAGGTAACGAACCAGCTTTAGACCCACCAGGTTTATTTGACTATTCTAAAGGACAATTTTCTGCAATCACTGCTGAGGTTGGTACTGTAGCTTGGTTAGCTGACCAGTTAGTTCCTTCTGCATATACTCTTTCTGATTACAGAAAAGTATTAATAGTTATGTCAGGTTTCGCATCTGATGGAGCTGGTAAATTAATCGGTCCTGATGGTCAACCAATGGATAATGAAGCTTTCTTATCTGATTTGACTGTTTATGGTGCTGCTGGTAACACAACAACATCTGCTAACACATCTAATCCTTATTTATTCAGAGTTGTAACTCAAAGATATGGTAAAGGTATTGTAAATTATGGTAACAATAACTCTACATTAGTATTCCCTAACAGTAAAACTGACGGTGGTCAATATGACAACGTATGTGATGCTCAAGGTAAAATTTACTTAGAGGTTGACTTACAAGTACCAGTATGTATTACTTGCGGTGGTTCAATGGACGGTTACACAGGTTCAACATTCTCTTCTTCTACTGCTGCTGACAATGCGTTTACAGCAACTTATAGAATCTACAAAAACTTAGAGTTTGAAGATAAGATTGGTGAGGTTTCTTTTGACCTTATGTCTGTAACAGTTTCTGTAACTGAAAGAAAATTAAGAGCACAATGGTCTCCAGAAATGGCACAAGACGTTGCAGCATTCCACAACATTGATGCTGAAGCTGAATTAACAGCTTTATTATCTGAACAAGTTGCGGCTGAAATTGACCGTGAAATCTTAAGAGATTTACGTAAAGGAGCAGCTTGGAACTTACGTTGGGATTACAATGGATGGAAGAGACTGGGCGGTAGTGCAGTACCTTACACTCAAAAAGACTGGAATCAAACTTTGATTACAGCTATTAACCAAATTTCTGCTCAAATCCACAAGTCAACCTTAAGAGGTGGAGCAAACTGGATTGTTGTTTCTTCTGAAATCAGTGCTATCTTTGATGATTTGGAATATTTCCACGTATCAAACGCAGCTCCTGAGCAAGACCAATACAACATGGGTATTGAAAGAGTTGGTACTCTTGCTGGTCGTTACCAAGTATACAGAGACCCTTACTTCCCTGCTAACCAAGTGTTAATGGGTCACAAAGGAACATCTTTGTTAGATACAGGTTACATCTACGCACCGTACGTACCTCTACAATTAACTCCAACAATGTACAATCCGTTCAACTTTACTCCGATAAAGGGTATCATGACGAGATACGCAAAAAAGATGGTAAATAACAGATTTTACGGAAGAATTACTGTAGATGGTGTTAGAACATTTGATTTAAGAGAATTGAGATAATCAATTTCTTATGAAATACACTAAAAGGGACAAGAAATTGTCCCTTTTTTTCTTTTTAATATAAACTATTGATTTTTTGGTCAAATGTTGTATATTTATAATTATGAAAAAATTAATTTTAACCGAAGAACAAACTAAAGAAATTTTAAGATTATATAATGAAGAATTATTAGGTTCCCCCACAATAAGTGAAAAACTGAAAATACATAAAACAATCGTATTAAATACTTTAAGAGAAAATGGTGTGACATTAGGTCCATCTGGTCGGCGATTTATTGGTGGTAGGGAAGTTGCAATGAAAAAATACGAATCAAAACCTGAAACAAAAGAAAGAAAAAAGAAAAATTCTTATGTTTGGTATGAACAAAATAAAGAGCATCGTAAAGAATATCTTAAAGAATACCGAGAAAAAAATGTAGACAAAATTCGTAAAATTAAACGTGATTACGAAAGAAACCGTAAACACAATGACCCCACCTATAAACTCATAGCCAATTTTAGAACTGCAATATGGACAGTATTAAAAGAAAACGATATGAATAAATATGGTCATTATTTTGATATTTTGAAATATTCTCCTGACGAGTTAGTAGTTCATTTAGAAAATCAGTTTACAGAGGATATGACGTGGGATAATTACGGAGAATGGCATGTTGACCATAGATTACCTATTTCATCATTTAAATTCCAAGAAGTGGGTGATAATGAATTTATGAGGTGTTGGGGGTTAAATAACCTTCAACCTATGTGGGGCAGTGAGAATATTATTAAAGGAGATAATATTATTTACTAAATTCCAAGTCGTAATATATTTATTATTAGATTTTAAGTTATCAGTCCCCAGCCATAACAAGCTGTTGAGTATTCACGGACACAAAGGTATTGGTAACGTAGTCATTAAACTATTGTAAAATTTAACAACATGAATTACGCAACACAAGTGGGCAAACCGACTGCGCACATCACAAAGAAAAAGTCACGTCTTAAAGTGTATAATGGAAACACAGTCTTTCTAAATGATAAAGACAACTTCGAATTCGAAATCCATAATCCAAAACAAAAATCAGTACTTGTAAAAATCAAATTGAATGGTGAATACATCTCAACAAGTGGGATTGTATTAAGACCAGGACAGAGGGTGTTTTTAGAACGTTTCCTTGACTCTAACAACAAGTTTGAGTTCAGTACCTATGAAGTTAACGACACGTCTGAAAACAGGTCTGCAATCGATTTAAACGGTGACGTTCTT